GATTGGCTTCGCGGCACAAATAAACTAGGTGCCGGTACGAGCAAAGAATGGTACGATTGGGAAAGAGCTGCTAAAGACACCCATCCAATCCGTTACTGGATCACTGAAGATGGCCTCGGCTACCTTCAAGATTTTGTCACTTATCCTATTAGGAAAATTTATGACCTCAAATATTACATTAACAACCGATATGTCACTCGCACTCACTCTCTTACCGCTCACCCTCGCGATATTAAGCCAGGTCAGTGGCGCGATGTGGGCAATCGGTTCTTACCTTGTTTGTTTAATGAACTCGTTGATTTTATCGAAATTGAATCAGCGTGGAGTCACATTGCCTGGGGAGACAAAGAGGCAAGTGCGAAATACAATGCTCCGTTCTACGCATCCGGATGGTTCCGCTGGCGCACATGGCGCAGCCCACAAGCAGGACTAGATCATCTTGACTGGGCAATGGCATTGAAGTTTGGTGAAGACTTCGGCATTGGCAAAGATGATCCTAAATTTGGAAAGCCTACTGGACAAGCAGAACGCGCCAAAGAACTTAAAGAACTTTACATCTGGTG